AGCCCCCGGAGCCTGACCCGCTCGCGGGGGCGCTTGCTTCATGATGCCTGCTGCGGCGCCCGTTCGCTCAGGTACCGCTGCACACTGCCGAGGTCGTACCAGGTGACCCCGTCGGTGGTGGTCGTGATGACGCGCTGCCGCGCCGCCCATGACCGGATGGTGGCCCGTTCCGCGCGGACCCCGTGCGCGCGGAGGGCGTAGGCGCGGACCCGCTCGATGGTGACCCACCGTCCGGCCGCCCGGTCGTGCAGGTACGGCGCGGCTTCCTGTGGCCCGCAGACGCTGCATCGTGCGCTCCACGTCTCGTCGGGCGCCTGGATCATCGTGATGAGCCCGTCGCAGCGTTCAGCGCCGTCCGGGGCCATCCGGCAGCGTTCCCCGGTCGGCAGCTTGCGGGTCGGGTCGAGCAGGGCGCGCGCCCGGCCGACGAGGGCGGCCATCACGGGCGGGCATTCGACGGCTGCGACGTGGTGCCCGGCGATCCATTCGACGTGCCGGCCGAGCCATGCGGCGATGTCGGGCACCCGGTCGGCGGGCAGCCCGAGGCCGCGCTTGTCCGCGACGAACAGGCACCACCAGACGAGGTCGTGGCGGATCTGGTCGCGGTGGTCGGCGACGGCGGGGTTGATGGGCAGCCGGGCCGTGGCGGTGCCGGTGACGCGGCCCGATCCGGTCGTGGTGTTGCCGGGGGTGAGCGCGTCGCCGAGTTCGGCGTGCAGGCGCGGCAGGTCCGCGAGGTCGTGTTCGAGGCGGCGGCGGTGGGCGCGGCAGAGTCGGAGCGCGGGCAGCGCCTCGGCGTCCTCGTCGTGCGGCAGCACGCACAGGTTGCTCAACGGTCAGCCCCAGTACGAGACGAGGAGCCACGCGGGCTCGGCCTGCTTCGGGGTCAGTCCGAGGGTCTGCAGTGCGGCGGCGAGCTTGTCGTCCCACCCGTTCTCGCGCGGCAGCCGGGCGAGTTCGTCGAGGTTGAGCTGTTCGCAATCGCCCCGGTGGACGGTGATCACATGCGCGGCGAGCGTGTAGATCGGGTAGTCGCCCGAGCAGTACGACTCGAACTCGACGCCGACCCGCTTGTCGGCTTCGCGCCGCCGCTCGTAGAAGCCGTCCACGGACCAGTCGGTCTCGGTGAACCCGACGGACGCGCGGAGCCGGTTCTCGGCTGCCTCGATGAAGTCGTTCTCGCCGGGCTCGTCGTCCTCGTTGAACCAGTCGAGGTGGAGTTCGCCGAACTCGCCATTGGCCTCCTCGACGAGCCATTCGATCTCGCCGCCGCCGAGGTTGTAGCCGTAGACGAGAACGGCGTTGGTGGACTGCCCCATGTCAGGACTCCTTCGGCTTGATGGGCTGGTGCTGGGCGCGGATCTCGGCGGCCTGCCGGGAGTAGGCGGCGGCGCGCTGGTAGTCGCGGGCGGCCTGCTCGTACAGGCGCTTGGTCTGCCTCGTCCAGCGGACCGTCAGGACGAGCCCGCCACCTGCGGCGAGCAGGGCGATGATGGCGATCACCAGATGGGTCACCGCTTCTCCTTGATGGTGGTGAGCAGCCGCCCGAACGCCTGCCGGGTGAGGGTGAGGCGGGGCCCGTCGGGGTCGGTGGAGTCGCGGACGAGGACGGCGGCGGGGTGGTGCCCGACCTCGACGCAGTCGAATTCGTGACGGCACGCGGTCCGCCAGGCGATCTCGATGCAGGCGCCGTTGCCCGCGCAGCGTGTGGACTTGCGCCAGTTCATCGGGGCTCCTTGGGGGTGGGGCGGGCGAGGGCGGCGTACAGGTCGCTCACGTCCCCTCCGGCCGGTCGAGCCAGCGCAGGACAGCGATGGCGTTGGGCAGCGTGCAGTCGCCGCCTGCTTCGATGCGGGACACGGTGGCGTAGGAGATGCCGATCTCCGGGGCTATGGCGCGCTGCGAGAGGCGGCGCCATCTCCGAGCCTCCCTCAGCAGCAGGGGCAGGCTCTCCAGCACCGTGGCGAGTTCGCGGTAGCTGGTCAGCTCGCAGTCGGATTCGAGGAGTTGTTCGCTGGGTTCGCGCGGCGCTGTGTCGCCCTGTGGCGGCTCGGCGCCGTCCGCCCCTACTCCGGGTGGGGTCGTCTCGGTCACGGCCGCCTCCGTGGCGTACGGGGCGCGCTAGGCGCATCTGGCGTGTCGGCGGCCATCAGCGCGCCCGCATCTCGTGCGCGATGCCGGTGCAGCGGCGGCCGTTGATCCAGCCGGTGCCGCCGCACAGGTCGCAGTCCCAGTCGGCCATGCGGAGCAGCCGGGCGAGGGCGCGGGTCAGGGTGGTCATCGGGTCTCCTTCGGGTCGAGGTTGAGTGCCTTGCGGACGGCCGCCGCGCCGCGCTTGGTGACGGCCGGGTCGCCTTCGCCGCGCGGCGGGATGCGGTCGGAGCGGGGCCAGGGCCGCCAGCCGCGCCCGTACATCCCCTCGATGTGCGCGCGCGCCCACGCGTCGGGGTCCTGGAGGGCGGCGATCGCGGCGAGGGCGGCGGCGAGGATGCGGGTCTCGTTGTCCACGGCGGCCTGCAGCTCCGGGTCGCGCCCGTCGCCGGCGGCGGTCACGTGCCCTCCTTGGCGCGCGGCGGGCGCTTGAACGCGCGGGCCATCAGCCGCCGCAACTCGGGCCCGCGGTCGCTGGTGCCGGCGGGGAGCGCGGGCGCGGGCTCGCGGAGCCCGGACGCGACCGCCTCCCGCTGGACGCGTAGCGCCTCCAGGTACACGCGGGGGTCGTCGTCGCCGGGAACCGGCACGTACTGGAAGTCGTGCAGGCGGGCGGCGCGGATCCGGCGGACCTCGGCGCGGATCTCGGCGGGGGCGACGAACGGCTGCCGGTCGACGACGGTCTTCACGGCCTCGCGGCAGTCGGCGAGAGGCAGGTCGCCGATGACGTCGTGCCAGGCGTCGGGCGTGTAGTCGTCGATCTGCTGCTGGGGGCAGCACGCCTTGACGTAGCGGGTGAGGATGACCATCTCCCGGGGGGTCATTGCTGTTCCTCTCGTGCGATGGCGCGCTGCATGGCGCGTTCGAACAGGTCGTTGGTGGCCTGCTGGCGGCGGTCGATCGGGACGACGGTGGCGCCGGGCCGCGACCGACGGCGTTCGGCGGATTCGCGGACCCATTTCTGCCAGGCGTCGGGCCATGACTTCCGGCGGGCGCCGGTGGACCGGTAATGCGAAATGAATTGCGCGGTCTCGTATTCGACGTCGATCGCCGCGCCGTAGGTGCCGACGGCCCAGCGGCGCATCGAGTCGGTGGGGCGGAAGTCGCCGGGGATCTCGGTGAGGCCGTCAGGCCGTCGAGGCTCAGCCGGGGGAGCGGCGGCGGGTTGGCGCCTAGGCGCAGTCCCCCCATGGTCTTCTGTCTTGGTCTTCGGTGATGGTCTTCTAGTAAGGGTCAGGTTTTCCGACGTCGGAAAACCTGCTTCCGGTGCGACCTGCGAAGACTCGCGTTTCCCCTGTTCGGACCGGGAGCGGGTTTTCTGACCCCGGTCCGAGGTCAGGTTTTCTGACTTCGGTGTGACCTGCGGGTTCAGTGGTGTCTGCGCAGGTGGGGCCGGAAGCAGGTTTTCTGACTCCGGTGACGTGTAGACGATCATCACCGTGGACCACTTCCCGTCCGGCCCCTGCGTCTTGCGGTAGGCGATGTAGCCGTACCGACTTAGCTCTTGCAGGCCCGTCCGCACCGCGTGCCGGCCGTCCGGGCTCTTGGCCGCGAGCGTCTCGGCCGTCTCCACCCAGCCGTTATCGGAATTGCTCAGCAGGTTCGCGTGAATGCCGCGCGCCTTGTACGAGAGCCGCTCATCCCGCAGCGAGGCATTCGGCACCTGAGTGAACCCCGAAGGCGCCGGTACGCGGACGATTTTCACGTTCACCTGATCCCGTTTTCGAGGGCGGAAGGGGTGCGATTTCCAGCGTGCTGAATGGCGGTGGCGGCCCGCAACATGGCCTGTGGACGATCCTGTGGATAACGGGTTCTGTGGCAGTCCCCAGACGGTGGATACAGGGTGCGGACCCTGTGGATAGTGAAGATCTTTTCCGGCATCCTTGCTGGTCACCGCCTTCCACTCTTGTGGATAACAGAAAGTTGGGGCCCGGTGGATCAGGCATCCTCCCGGCGGGATGCAAGACGGTTCTCATAGCGGCGGGCCGTTTCCTTGCTCACGCCCACGTGCATGGCGGCCGTGGCCCGACTCAGTCCGTGCTCGCGCAGCCGCCCATAAGCCGCCACGCGCCCTTCCACGCTTCGGAGCGGGTCGTCGTCCGGCGGCGTCGTGAACACCTTGGCCAGCGTCGCGACCAGCCGGGCGAGCAGCTCCTGCGTCGTCTGCCCGGGCCGGTCCGGGCGGGCGCGCTCGGCCTCCAGCGCCCGGACCCTCTCGGCCAGCTCGTCGCTCACCGCCGCTCCTTGGGCCGCTCGGCGATCCTGCGGGCCAGCTCCGCCCGCGCGGCCTCCCGCTCGACGGGCGCCATCGCGGCGACCTCCTCGCGGGCGGCGGCGTCGCCCTCGTTGCCGATGACCCGCAGCAGGTCGGCGAGCACGTCGCAGCCGAATGCGGCGATGACCTGCTGCGGCCGGGGCGGCACCTCCAGTCCGAGCACGCCGGCGAGGTCGGGCTGCTCGCGTGCGGCGAACCGGGCGGCGCGAGCGACCGCGTCCGGGTTCAGGCCGGCGAACGCGCCGTCCAGGACGTGCGTGGCCGTGGCCTCGGCGGTCTTGTCGACCACACCGGAGCCCTTCACGTAGTGCGCGGCCGTGTCAGCGGCGGTCTCAGACACCGGACACCTCCAGTTCGATGATGTGCAGGACGAGGCGCTCCAGCGGCGCCACCCCGCCCGCGCGCATGTCGGGCCCGACCAGGTAGCGGTCGGAGTCGTCGGGCAGCACGCCGGCGTCCACGAGGCCGTCGATCGCGGCCTTGGCGCTGGGGTAGAGGTTGTGCACGTCGCGGCGCCTGCGGTCGCGCGGCCGGTACTCCACGACGATCTGCGCACGCCTGAGCTTCGGGACCTTGGCGCCCTTGACGCAGGCGAAGCTCGCCGCGCGGATCGTGCGGGTGAGCACCGCCTTGCGCGTCCAGTGCATGCGGTGGTTGGCGTTGAGCAGGGTCAGGCCCGCGGGAAGCTCCACGGTCCAGGACCGCCCGCCCGCCTCCGGGGAAGTCGAGGCGGGCGGGCGCTGAGGGGTGCTCACTGGGCCTCACGCTCCCGGCGCAGCTCCTTGTGCGGGTAGCACAGCAGCAGCGGCTCGGTGCCCTCCTGGGTGCGCTTGAAGGCGGCCGTGCGCGAGGCCGGGGACGTCGGGTCCTTGCCGAGCGCGGCCAGGCAGTCGTCGCACTTGCGGGGCTTGGTCGGCCGGTACTTGGTGTAGCGGACCGGGCCGTAGCCGCCGGAGGTGTCGGTGAGGATCTTGGCGACCGGCTGCTCGGGAACCTCCTCGAACATCGGCATGGTGCCGTAGGGGTCGTTCATGCCGCCGCTCCTTCCGTGACCTGGGCGTACCAGCGCGAGGCGTAGATCAGGCAGTTGGCGCAGTTGATGTGCGTGGTGCAGCCGTCCAGCGGCGGATCCCGGCGCGCCGAGTACGACCAGGACATGGAGTCGGCCGAGGCGAGCAGGCGGCCGTAGCGCTGAAGGCCCTTGAGCTTCACGCCGAACCCGTGGATGGGCAGCAGGTCGTCGCGCTCCAGCAGGCCCTCGACGATCGCGCCGATCTCGTCGCTGGCCTGGCGCCGGCACACGCTCCCGACGCCGACGACCTCGTATCCCGAGATGTCCACGCCGGCCGCCTCGTACATGTCCCAGCAGGTCAGGTAGTCCGCGAGGGTCCACCCCTGCAGCACCGGCATGAACGGCGAGTCGGCGTCCGAGGTCTGCGCCCACAGGCGTTCGAGCCGCAGGAAGTTGGCGACGGTGCGCTCTTGGTGCTCGCGGACGGTCAGTCCGGTGGTGGCGAGCATGACCGGCTCGCACATCCAGTCCTGCGGCGCGGCCCAGGACAGCCGTCCGATCTCGGTGTCGTAGCGCGCGACCGCGGCCACGTAGTCCTCCGGCGTCGTGCGCCAGGTCCCATGGATCGACAACTCCGAGAAGCCGCCGCTGTCGAGCGCCCACCACGACCGGGCTTGGGGCAGGCTCTTGCGGCCGGCGAGGCGCCGATGGGAGATGAACAGCGGGATCGTCGTGCGGCCCAGCCACTGCGGCTGGTGCGTGCCGAGGTAGAAGGTCAGCATGCCCTCACGTCCTTGCGGCGGGCGGAACGCCAGGCCGTGGCGAGCGCGACCGGAACGGCCGTGGCCCACAGGGCCTTGCCGATGAGCTGACCGGGCAGGTTCGCGGCGACCGGGAAGCCGGCCAGCCAGAGGAACAGGACGGTGTCGACGACGGCGCCGACGACGTTGGAGGCGAGCACGGCGCGCGCCCAGCCTTTGCGGCGCAGCGGCGTGTAGATCGCCATGTCCGCGGCCTCGGAGGCGGCGAACGCCACCCCCGACGCGAGGGCGAGTTGCGGGGTGGCCAGCCACGCGGACAGCACCGCACCGGCGGCGATCGCGGCGAGGACCGCGTGGCGGCCGGCCGTGTCCTGGAGGGTGTCCCGGAAGAACAAGGCGAGGCCGGCGGCGTAGGTCCCGGCGGTCGCGGCAATGCCCGGCCAGACCGGGACCATGCCGAGGTGGCTGGTCGCGATGTTCGCGGCGACGACCGAGGCGACGTAGGCGCCGGCCGCACAGGCGGCGAGATAGCGCATCAGGGCGCCTCTCGTCCGGGGTGGATGTGGACGGGCGCCGGCGGCTCGTACAGCAGCTCGCCGGGGTCGTGCGCCTCGTCCTCGTACCAGCGCTCGTCGGCGCAGGGCCGGGCGTGCTCGCGGCTGATCTTCGTGCCGCCGATGCAGGCGCCGATGGCGAGGGCTCCGATGGCGAGGGCGGGGAGTGCGGCGGCTCCGACGAGCCACACCCACGGCGGGATCGCGGTCACCGGCCCGCCTCCACGCCGAACTCGGCAAGGATCTTGCGCAGGTCCTGGACGGCCGCGCAGACCCGGCAGGTGACCATGTGCTCGAACGGTGCGTCGGGGCCCTTGCATGCCCAGAACGTGCAGGGGGCCTGCTCCAGCACCTCGATCGCGTCGCGGATCGGTTCGATCGGCTCGGCCATCACGCGTCTCCGTCCTGCTCGTTCACGCGGTCGCTCTGTGGGCGCCGTCGGGCCCGCTTCGGACGCGGTCCCGCAGGGCTCTCCACGCCGCCCGGAAAGGGGCCCTCGGCGGGCTGGTCACCTCCGGCGTCGACGCGGGTGGCGCCGGGGTCGGCGGCGCGGCGTCCGGCCTCCAGCACCGCGTCCGAGACCTCCAGGGAGGGCAGCTTCGGCTCGGCGGGCGGCGTGTACGGAATGCCGGGACGGCCGCCGTGCGCCGTGCAGTTCCGGCCCGTGGTCTCGCACTCGTCGCACCGGTCGGGCATCTCCGGCGCCGTCGGCGCGGCGATGGCAGGCAGGGGGCCGGTGTCGCGCAGCGGCGGCAGGTCGTCGGGGGAGATGCCCGCCCGGGTGCACCAGGCGAGGACGGTGTGCTGTGCCTCGGTGGCCTCGTCGTGGTGCCGCTGGAGCTGGCGGCCGACGCCGGTCAGTTCGCTGGTGAGGCGGCGGCCGGTCTCGGCGAGGGCCTCCAGGTGCTTCTCGGCCTTCTCGCGGGCGGCCCGCAGTTCGGCCTCGATCCGGTCGCGTTCGGCGGCGGCGTCGCGCTGGTGCTCGTCGAGCTGCGTCCTGAGCTGCTGCTCGGTGACAGCGAGGGCGGTGACGGCGGCGGCTTCCTGCTGCGCGATCCGCCGGGTCAGGGTGATGTGCGCGGGCACGTGCATCTCGGTCATCGGGGGTCTCCGTTGATCGCTCGGGCGACGGCGAGGGCGTTGTGGACGATGTGGCAGTGCGGGCTGTTGCAGGGCTCGTCGTCCACGTGGCGCCGGGCGAGGTCGGGGTGCTGTCCGATCAGGCCGACGACGGCCTCTAGCCAGGCGGCGAGGGGCTCGGCGAGCGCCGGGGAGGCCAGCGCGATCCACTCGGCGTCGCCCTCACGCCACGGGCAATCCGCAACCACCACGTCCGTCGTCCCGTCGCTGTCGTCGTACTCCGTGGTCACCCAGTACGCCGGGCGAGTGAAGCGCTCGTTGGGCGGCAGAACCTCGCTCTGCCAGCGGCCGGGCGTGGCCTTGCTCGCGGTCTCGCGCACCTTCGTCGCGGCGGCGCGCAGTTCCTCGGCGGGGGTCATCGGGCGCCGCCGTCCTGCGCGCGGGAGATGTCCCGGCCGCGTTCCTGCGAGCGGAAGCGCGCGAGTTCGTCCTCGTGGACCTTCAGCACCCGCTCCTCGGCGCGGGCCTGAGCGGTGTCGAGCAGGTCGGGGCCGCCGTGCTCGCGCAGCAGCTTCAGCGCGGCGCGCCCGCCGTTGTGGCGCCGGACCTGCCGGAGCATCCGCTGCGCGAGGCCGAGGTGCTCGCACAGCGCCATGCGGTTTCCGGCGAGCAGGTTCATCAGCCGGGACACGTCGTGGGTGCCGGTGACGACGAGCACCACCACGGGGTCGCCGTGCTCGTTGTCGTAGGCGCGCGACTCGTAGCTCATCGGGTGCTCCCGTGGGGGTTGATCGAGCGGATGGCGACGTGCGTCCAGACGTTGACGGGCACGCCCCGGTACGTCGCGGACGTCGACAGGTGGATCCACTCGGAGTGCTCGTTGCGGCCCTGCGAGCGCTTGACGTCGGCGCGCAGGAAGTTGGCGAACGCGTCGATCGCGGCGCGGGCGCCCATGTCGGAGTGGGGCCGGTTCACGTGGCCGTGCAGGCGGCCGATGCCGTCCACCTTCCACTCGGCCTCCTCGCGCGGCCCGGACTCGATGAGGTGGGCGAGGGTGAGCGCGGCCTGCATCTGGTGGCCGAGCGCGGTCCGCTCGAACGTGAGATTGTGAGACATGGCCGTGGCTCCTTCCATGGGTACGGCCGTTATGGGCGGCGTCCCGGGGGTCCAGCCCGGGGCGCCGTTCTTGCGTGTGAGGGTCAGTGCGAGCAGGTCGACCACGTCTTCGCGACGGTGGCGCCGCACGAGCAGGGTGTTCAGGGTGCGGCGCCACCAGGGGCAGCACTGGGCGGTGCGGGCCCGGATCGCGGGGAGCGCCTCGCCGGGCGTGACCTGCTCGGCGGTGGCGTGCAGCGCCCGGCGAAGCACCTCCCCGTGCGGATCCGGCGAGGTCACGGCGTGCGCTCGATCCGGCAGACGTGGCAGGCGCCCGCGAGCAGCCGCTCGATCGCGTCGTCAACGTCCAGGTCGGCGGCCTCCCACTGCGGGTCCTGCACGCCGAGCGCCTTCGCCTGCTCGCGGAGGGTCTCGTGGTCGTCGGCGACCCCGGCGACGTGCCCACACTCGGCGTGGACGAGGGCGGCGACGGTGCGCGTGGTCGGATCGTTGTCGGCCATCACTCGCCGCCCGTCTCCGCCTCGGCGGCGGCCTGCGCGGCGGCGTCGGCGTCCGCGTCCACGATCTCCGCGTCCACCGGCTCATCCGCCGGCGGCTGCGTGACGGTCGCGACGGGCGGCTGACCGGTGCGCAGGTTGTCGGCCTCGACCGCCGCGCGGAGCTGCTCGCGCCGGTACTCGGCGCTGGTGGGCACCCACTTGGTGAGCTGGTGGATCGCGGTCTTCAGCCACATCCGGTCCTCCCACAGCTTCCACGGGGAGTCGGAGAACGACGCGGTCTTGGACACGGCCTTCACGCGCATGACCTCGTCGCGGGACATCACCACGACGCGGGAGGTCGAGCCGTCCTTCATGACGGCGTAGGCGTAGACGCCCATCATCTCGCCGCGGTCCCCGAACCAGTTCGGGGCGTGCTGCGGGCGGTCCATGTCCGGGGTGAACCGGAACTCGTCGCCCGTGTAGACGATCTCCGCCTTCACCGAGGACACCGCCCCGGCCCGGTAGATGAGTTCGATCTCGCCGGTGTAGTCGGTGATGCCGGTGAAGTCGTACCGGTCGGTGCGCCGGTTCTTGAACGGCACGATGTGGAAGGTGTCGCCGGGCACCAGGCCCAGGCGGGCGCACTCGGTGAGCGCCATCATGTAGCCGCCGGGGTCGGAGGTCGCGGCCTCCATCAGCTTCTTGTCCTTGCGCAGGTGCGCCTTCGCCAGCGACACGAACGACCCGGCGTCCACATGGGACGGGAGCAGCCCGCCAAGCCAGCCGGACGACTGGTCGACGACGGCCATCGGCCCGTTGTTCTTCTTCTCCACGGCCTGCGAAACGGTGGTCATGATGCGTCCTTCTTCGCCCGCGATGGGGTGAGCTTGTCGACGGTGCTGGTGGTGCGGCACGCCTCGTAGGCGTCCGGGAACTCGGCGCGCAGCCGCTTGATCTGCACGCCGGACTTCTCGTAGACGGAGCGGGTGGCGACCTTCCGGCCGTCGACGACGGCGCGCTTGGAAGAGCCCATGGCGGCACGGAGCTTGCTGGTGAGCAGGTCGTAGTTCTCCTGCGCGTCGTCCAGGGACGCCTTCGCGAACCGCCAGTCCTTCGCGAGGTCGCCAGGGATCTCCGCGTCCTCCGCCTCGGCGTCGAGCGGGTAGAGCTGCTTGAGGGCCTGCGCGGTCGCCGGCGTGTGGTCGATGTCGGGGGCGATTCCCTGCTCGACGAGCGCGAGGAACTCGGTCGCGGCGTCGCGCATCAGCTTCACGTCGGTCTCGTCGTAGGTGATGACGTAGTCGCGGCGCTGCCGGGACGACAGGAACAAGCAGGTGACGTGCCCGACCTCCAGGCCGAGGGTGTCGAGTTGCCACAGCACCTGTGCCCGGTAGTAGGGCGGGATCTCGTCGGTGCCGTCCTCGCCCCAGCCGTCGTACGTGCCGGACGTCTTGATCTCCAGGACGCCGTCGCCGTACCTGCCGTCCTCGTCCGGCATGTCGAGCAGCCGGTCCGGGGTGGCCATCTGCCAGGGCCGCTCGACGGAGGCGAACAGGCCACCGAGCCCCATCTCGACGCCGGGGTGGTCGGCAGCCCAGCGGTCGGCGATCCACGGCTCCAGGTGGCGGCCGAGGGACAGCACGTCGTCGTCGTAGTCCGCCGAGATCGTGCCGCGCTTCAGATGGAAGAGGTTGAACGGCGACCCCCACGGGGAGATGCCGAGGATGATCGCGATCTCCGAGGCGGTCACGGCCGTCCGGGACAGCTCCGCTCGCTTGGCCTTCCACTCCTCGTAGCTCGCGGTCGGCGGAATCAGCAGCTTCGCGCTCACGACATCCACGTCCCGTCGTCGCCACGCTTGAGCGGGCGCCACTCGGCCGCCCACAGCCGGTCCTTCATCTCCTGGCCGAGCGCGATGGCGCACCGCCAGCCGGGCTGTCCGGACGCGTCGGCGAGGATGTCCATGGCGGTGTCCTCGCTGATGACGGCGGCCTCGTACAGGTCGACGACCATCGCGGCCTGCGCCTCGAAGCGCTCGGCGTCGAACTCGGCGGCGCTCACGACCCGCTCCCCGGCTGCTCGTCGCGGACGCGGTAGTTGACGGGGATCAGCTCGTCGGTCTTGGCGATGACGCGGATGGTGGCCGCCATCGTCGGCTTGCTGTCATCGCCGCCAGCGAGCGCGCCGAGGACGCCCCGCACGTGGCACGTGCGGTTGACGATCAGCCGGTCGTAGAGGCGCCACCCAGCGGTGTCGTCGTGCGGCGGCACGGGCGGCGTGAGTGCCTCGTGGATCGCGGCGGCCAGGTCGGTCAGGTCGCTCACTTCGCACCCCCGGCGGCCAGCGCGCGGATCTCGGCCTCGTCGAACCGGCGCTGCTCGCCGATCACGTAGTGCGGGACCTTCCCGGCGGCGGCCCGGCGGTGCAGGGTCCTCAGCGCCACGTCCAGCAGCGGCGCCGTCTCGCGGGCGGTGAGGAGGGTGGGGAACTGCATCAGGGTGTCCTTTCGTACGATGGGGGGCGCGAGGGTGTCCTCTCGCGCGGGTCCGCCGGTCACGACGGCGGGCCCGATTTACGTCGGGGGTCAGGCCGAGCGCAGGTGCTTGGCCTTGCGGCTGCGGGCCTTGATGAACCGCTCGATCTCGGCGTCCGAGACGCGGGTCATGGGGCGGGTCGAGCCGGGCGGCGCGATGTCGCACGACTCCAGCGCGCCGGAAGAGATCAGGTTGTAGACCGTCTGCCGGCTGACACCGAGCAGCGCGGCGGCCTCCGGGATCCGGTAGAGCTTCGGCGCCGCCATCACGCACCGCCGATGGACTGCTCGATCGCGGCCTTCCGCTTCTCGATGCGGCGGCGGATCAGTTCGACGCCGGACGGCCGGACGTACAGCGTGTAGTGGGAGCACGGCCCCCACGTGTGCTCGACGACCTTCTCGACCGGGCGGAAGTGCTCGGCGTGCCGGGCGTACGCGTCGTAGTAGTAGGTGCTGCACACCGACTGCTTGCGGAAGATCAGGCCCTCGTCGAGGAGGAACGCGCGCAGATCTTTCTCGCGCCAGCCGAGGAGCTTCGCGACCTCGCGGACGAGGCGGTCGCCCTTGTCGGCGGTCAGGTAGCGGTCGTGTGCGACGGCCTTCGGCTCCAGCTCGGCGATCTTCTCGCCGGCGGCGACGAGCGCCTTCGCGGTCTCGTGGAACTGCTCGGCCAGCGCGAGCACGCCCTCCGGGCTCGCCAGGTCCGGCAGGCGCGGCGCGGTCGCCACCGAGTACGAGCCCGTCCGGCGGATCGCCGGGACGACGTCCTCGGCGAGCCAGTCCTGGAACGCCTCGGCGGTCGGGAGATTGCTCCGCATCACCAGCCGATAGGCGCCCGACTCGGAGATGACCGTCATCTTCTGGATGCCGCCGGGGGTGTTGACGTCCTCAACACCCTTCATGCGCTCGGGGATGCGCACGATGGCGTTGCGTGCTCCGCCGCCGTAGCCGAGGACGTCCGCCACATCGGCGGCCACGAACCAGGGCTCGCCGTCGCGCTGCACGATGCGCACGGCCTGGCCGGTGGCCGGGAAGGTGAAGGGCTGGATTTCACTCATCGGCCTGGCTCCCCTCGGGTCCCGACGGAGCCGGTTCCGCCGCAGATGGGGCAGGAGATCGGGTTGCCGCCTTTGTCGCTCGGGTTCGGGACGGTCCCGCGTCCGTTGCACTGGCCGCACTTCGGCACGGGGTCTCCGGGATGTCGGGGTAGGGGAACAGGTCGGCCACCTGCTGGCCGATTTCGGCCGCGACGCGGATGCGGTGCTCGTCGCCGAGACCGGCCTCACCGCGCTCGAAGCGGGCGAGGTGGGAGGTGTGGATGCCGGTTCGCTGAGCTAGTTCGCGAATGGACATGTCCAACGCCTCTCGCGCTCTGGCGAGGCGGCCGCCCCACTGCGCGTTCAGGTCGCTGCTTTGCATGGATGGAGCGTCGCATGCCGTGCGACGCGCGTCAAGCGCCGCGCGGAAAACGGCGTTGACCAGCAGGGACGCACATGCAAAGGCGTCGCATGCCGTGCGACACTGGGCGCCATGTCCACCAGAGGCAGACGCAACGAACCCACCGCCGCCGGCCGCTGGCTCCGGCGGCAGCGCGAGCTGCGCGGCATCGCCACGCAGGCCGAACTGGCGCGCCAGCTCGGCTGGGACAAGACGGCGGTCAACAACTACGAGACCCGCGGCGTCGAGGTCCCTAGCGAGCGCGCCGAGCAGCTCGCCGAGTTCTTTGAATTGGACGAGATCGAGGTCCGCCGACACCTTGGTTTGTGGGTACCAAAGAAGGCTCGCTCCCCAATGGATGAGGCCGAGGCGATGATGGACGAAAATGAACGCCTCATCGCAGAGATCGTCGAAAATGCCCGACGTGCGGGCAAACGAGAGAAGCAGGCCGTGCTGGATCTTCTGAAGTCGGCGAACCGAGGGGCCGAAAACCCCGACGCGCAAGGGGATGCAGCACCCTGACCGGGTGGTCGCACTATGGTGAGCTGCGTGGTTTACCGGGTCCTGTGGCCGGATACGGACGCGTATCGGCTAGTGACAAACGGTCACCCCAAATGTCAGATTGACATTTCAATCAGGAACACGCGGCAATTGTTAAGGGTCACCTAACCTGCGCAGGGGAACCTTTGCCGCCTAGGCACCCGGGGAGAACGACCGTGCCCAACACGATCATCGGCGCCATTGCCGTCGCCGTCGCATCGGCCTCCATGACCCTGCTCGCTCTGCACGCCGAGCACGACTTCGCCCGCTCCGTCTCTACGGTCGGCCTGGTCTACGCCATCGCCTCGTTCCACTACCTCGCGGTCGACCGGCGCATGACGCGCGTCGAGCGACTGCAGATCCGATCGGTGTCCGTCGACCACGACATCCTCACGACCCTGCGCAACGACCGCGACGGTGCGGCACGCTTCAACTGACCTGTCCGACACGCGCCGCCCGGAGTTCTTCCCCGCTCCCGGGCGGCGCCCGCTTTCGGGCCACGAGAGGACCCCCATGGCTTCCTTCCGCCGCCTGCCGTCCGGGAAATGGCAGGCCACCGTCTACATGCCCTCCGGGAAACGGGCCACCAAGACCGACCGCCTGAAGGGCGTCGTCAAGGAATGGGCCGACGCCGAGGAGGCGCGCTTCGCCCGCGGCGACATGCGCGACCCGCGCGCCGGCCGGATCACCCTGCGCGAATGGCACGACCGGTGGTGGGACGCCCGCGTCGTCGCCGAGACGACCGCCGAGCGGGACCGCAAGAACCTCGACCGGTACGTGCTGCCGCACTGGGGTGACTGGCCGCTGGAGGCGATCACCCGCATGGAGGTCGAGGGCTGGGTGAAGCGCCTGTCCAAGTCCGGCGGCCGGACCCGCGACGGGCAGGCCAAGCCGCTCGGCGCACCCACCGTGCACCTGGCGTTCATGGTGCTGTCGAGCATGCTGCGCGCCGCGACGGAGGAGACCCCGCCGATCATCCTGCACAACCCCTGCACGGGCGTGCGGCTCCCGCGGCTGCCGCCGAAGAAGCGCCGCTACTTCACCGACGACGAGCAGGCCGCGATCCTGTCCAAGCTCATCGAGCCGTACCGGACGCTCGCCGAGCTGTCGATGTGGTCGGGGCTGCGCTGGGAGGAGCTGGCCGGGCTGCGCGGCCGGGACATCGACTGGTTGCGCGGGCTCATCCTCGGCATCCAGCAGGTGATGACCCCGCAGGGCCTGCGGCCGTACCCCAAGAGCGAGGAGTCGGACCGGGTCATCCCGATCCCCGACCACGTCATGGACGCGCTGCGTGCGCGGATGTCGGGCCGCGACCTGGACGAGCTGGTGTTCATCAACATCCGGGGCCTGCCGGTCAACTACAAGAGCTTCTGGGCGCAGTGGCGCAAGGCGCTGACCGCGGCTGGCGTCCGGTATGCCAAGCCGCACACCTGTCGGCACACGGCGGCGTCGCGGCTGCTGCAGGACGGGGTGCCGATCTTCAGTGTGCAGCAGATCCTCGGACACGAGTCGATCAAGACGACCGAGCAGTATCTGCACCACGACCCGAACGCCTACGCCGACATCAAGGCGGCGTGGAAGAAGCGCACCGCAAGATCATCACGCTCAGATCACGCACGGGCCTCGGGCGATCAGGTCGACGGGGGCGATGAGCAGCACGAACACGATGGGTAAGAACACATCATCCCGGTGTTCTAAAGCCCCTGGTCAGGGCGTCATTTCCGCCCTAACCTGGGCGTTCTTGTCAACCGGTGTCCATGGGTGTCCATGGCAATCCAATGATCCGCACGCACGGCGCACGCACGGCCGGGTGACCGTCGGCCGACCGGCGGGTGGCCGGATGGTGACAGCGACCTTTCCCCGTGCAACCGGCGGCGGAAGGGGTGCGTCCCACATCGCGCCCCCCGCCGCTGGTTTCGAGAGGACACCCCCATGCGTAAGATCGCGGCGCTCACCGCCCTCACCGCCGGCCTCGTCCTGACGGCCTGCCAGGCGCCCGACGAGAAGCCGGCCGCCGTCCAGTCCAGAGGCAAGGCCACCGCCGCGGCCAAGGCGAAGCCGAAGACCGTCCCCGTGAAGATCGTCGCCGTCAAGGCCACCCTGCACCGCGACGCGCTCGCCGACGACAAGCCGTACACGGTCGTGAAGGTCACCGTCACCAACAACACCAGCAAGGTGCTGGACATGAACCCGCTGTACTTCGCGATCACCGGGACGGACGGCTCGCACCACGAGGCCGACGCGCTCGGCGTCGACAGCCGGCAGATCTCCACCGCGAAGATCCAGCCCCACGAGAAGATCACCGGGACGATCGTCGCGGAGGGGAAGTTCACCCCGAAGACCGTGACGTTCACCAAGGACGGGTTCGGCACGTCCTACTCGGCGACGGTGAGCTGACCGCCCACGCACCGCCCGTCGGCCTACTGGTCGGCGGGCGTTCTGCTGTCCGGGTCGGTGACGAACATGCCCCGGCCGACGGCGCCGACGAGCAGTCCCTCCTCGACGAGGATCTCGACGGCCATGCGCGCGGTTCGGTGGGTGACGCCGAACTCCTCGCACAGGGCGGAATTCGACGGGATCGCGTAGCCCGGCTGATAGACGCCGCGCTCGATGCGGCTACGGAGTTCGGTTGCGATCTGCTTGTACAGCGGATCCGGTCCACGGAACTCCCACGCCATGTGGATAACCGTATTGGGCCTGCGTTAATGGTGGTTAGGTGTGGTTAGCAATGGTCAATTTACGCAAGGAGTGTTCAGGCGTATCAAGGTGTGGGTAGGTTGCGGGCCATGGACTCCGCACTCCATCAGCTCGCCGCCCGCATGGACGGGCAGGGCTTCGAGGCCCGCGTCATCGACAGCCGCCTCTTCGTGATCGCACCCCCGACCGTTCCGTGGGACGGCTCGCGCCTGATCGACGTCATCGCCGCCACGTCCACCCCCGACGAGCACGGGCGCATCTGGTACAACGGCGAACCCCGCAACACGGTGATCATCACCTGCAAGCCCCGCGAGGACGACGGCGGCACACCCTGGTTCTTCGCCGGGGACCGGCCGGTCATTGAGGCCGCGAACATCATCGACGCGGCCGTCCTCATCGGCGGGCCGCTGATGCGCGCGAAGGCGGGGCGATAGACGTGGGCGCGTCCGAGCGCGCGGCACAGGGCGCGCCCACCCCAGCGTCGGAGGTCGGAACGAACGGCCATCCGCTGGAGTGGCTGGAAGCCCACCTGGAGAGGCGCCCCGGCGTCACCGTTTTCGGCAACGGGGAACTCGTGCAGGCCGTGATGCGCGGCAAGCAGGCGGTCTACGTCGGCTGGAACGCCGCCGCCGGGACGTTCGCCTGGAGTCGCGGCGAGCGCCCGGCAGGCGAGGGCGAGCGGCTCGCGGCCGGTCCGGCGCGGGCGGCCGAGCAGGTCGTGATGCTGCTGGAGGCGCCGCCGGAGCCGTGGTACGACCCGGCGCCGTGGTGGCGCTCCGCCTGAGCTGGCGCGCATCAAACCGGGGCAGACTCGCCCCCTTCATCGCCGCGGCCCCGAGCTTGTAGCGGAGTCCTCGGGGTCGCGGCCCCCATTCGCCGCAGCTCCCCGTGTCGGTCGGGGCGCGGGGAGCTGCGGTCACCATCCCTCCGACCAAGGAGATCTCCATGCTCTTCAGGAACCGCACCACCGACGAGCTGATCCGGCAGCGCGACGAGCGACTCGACGCCGTCCGCAGCAAACGGGTCACCGGCCGCCGCGCCGAGGAGAACAAGAAGGCCATCACCGAGATCACCGAAGAGCTGCGCAGGCGCGGCCAGTAACCGTCCGCCCCGGCCCTGCCCCGTGGGGCCGGGGCTTCCCGAACCGACCTTCGGAGACATCATGAACGACACCCTCGAACCAGCCGCCGCCACCCTCGGCGCCGACCGGCTCAGCCGGTTCTCGACGATCGCCGTGGTGGTCGCGCTCGCGTGCGGCGCCGCCTACGTCTCCTACGGCCACGCCTACGACCTGATCCACAGCCACGGCGAGGACGGATCGGCGGCGGTGATCGGCGCAGCGACCATCGACGGGCTCGTCTACGCGTCCGGGATGGTGCTGCGGAACGCGGCCCGCCGCGGCGTCCGCGCGCCGCTGCTCGCCTACGCGGGGGCGGCCCTGGGGATGGCGGCGACGATCGGCGCGAACGTGGCGCACGGCATCGCCCACGGACTGGTCGGTGCGCTGGTCAGCGCGTGGCCCGCCGTGGCGCTGATCATCGCCTACGAACTCCTCATGCGACAGATCCGCTCCAGCCGCGACAGCGCCCCGGACGAGGAGCCCGCCGCCACCGAGACGCCGTGCCCGCACGGTGTGGCGGCCACCGTGCAGGAGGCGGCGCTGCACGCCTACCTTCACACCCGCGACTGCCTCGGTGAGAAGCCCTCACAGCGCCAGATCGCCGCCGCGTTCGACGTCGACCGCAAGAAGCTGGGCGGCTGGCTCAAGACGGTGGCGCAGCCCGAGACCGACACCGAGCCCGCCGAGCCGCCCGTGCCGTCGCTCAACGGCCACGCCGGAGCCACGGTATGACGACGGCCCCGCCGCGGCTGTACGCCGTCCCCGACGACGCCGTCTCCCTCGTCAAGGAGACGGCGGACGTCGCCGTCCTGGAGCCCGAGCGCGTCGAGGCGGTCCCGGTCGACCAGCCGGAGCCGCCGGCGGCCGGATGGCGAGCGGAGCGGACGGCCAGGCTCGCGGCCGCCCCCGCGATCGTCCCGGCGTGGCTCCGGTCACGCGCGCAGCTCGCCGACAGCGCCCTCTTCGCGGCGCGCTGGTACGGGCACGTGTGGGGCTACCATGGCCTGCGGCTCCCGGCGTACACGATGCGGCTGTGGTGCCGGGCGCCCCGCGGCCTCGGCCTCATGGCGGGGGAATGGTGGCGGTGGGTCACCGACGCCGAAATCCGCCCAGTCATCTCCGCGGCCGCCGCAAGCAAGGACCACAGCGCGCTCCCCATGTCGGAGAAGGTCTCCGACCGCGTGCACTCCCGCTGGCGCCAGTCCGGTATCGCGGCAGTGTCCGGGGCGCTCCCGATCTACCTCGCGGCGATCCTGCTGCCCCACTGGGTGATGGTCGCCGCGGCCGCCGGCCTGATGTCCTTCCTCGGTGCGGTGGGGCGTGTCCCTGACCAGCCGATCGTCCACCGGTACGTCGCCGTCCGGATGCAACGCAAGCTCACCAGCAACGAGGTCGAGGACGCGCTCAAAGCGATCGGCATCAAGGGCGCCGTGGACTGGGTGACCCCGATCGCGATCGACGGGCCGGGCTGGCTCGCCGAGCTGGACCTGCCGCGCGGCGTGCTCGCCGAGACGATCCTGGAGCAGCGCCCGAAGCTCGCCGCGGCGATGAGACGGCCGCTCGGCTGCGTCTGGCCGGAGACCGACCCGGACGCCCACCCCGGCCGCCTGCGCCTGTGGATCGCGCGGCAGGACCCGGCGAAGGCCAAGCGCCGCCTGTGGCCGCTGCTGAAGGGCGGCCAAGCGGACCTGTTCGAGCCGATGCCGTTCGGCTGGGACCCCCGCGGACGCCTCGTCACCCTCGACCTGATCGGCGCCAACGTCCTCATCGGCGGCGTCATGGGCTCCGGGAAGACCAGCGCCGTGCTGGTCCTGTCGCTGTGGGGCGCCCTCGATCCGACGTGCGAACTGTGGCTCTACGAAATGAAGGGCTCCGGTGACCTGGAGCCGGTCCGGCCGGTATGCCATCGGTACCTATCCGGCGACGACGACGAGGACTGCCGCGCCGCGCTCGATGCCCTCCGCGCGCTGGAGCAGGAGCTGAACCGGCGGAAGAAGGTCGTGAAGAGCCTGCCGCTGTCGGACGTCCCGGAGGGTCGGAAGGTGTCGCGACGCCTCGCTGACCGGCGGGAACTCGGGCTGCACCCGCTGCTGGCGATCTTCGATGAGGCGCACACGCTGTTCGAGCACGACGAGTACAAGGAAGAGGCGAAGGCCATCGCCGGTCGCCTCATCCGCAAGGCGCGCGCGTACGGGATCGTCGTGGTGTTCACGACGCAGCGGCCGGACGCCGAGTCCATCCCGAAGGCCATCTCGGACAACGCCATCCTGCGGTTCTGCCTCGCCGTCACCGGCCACGTCCCGAACAACCTGGTGCTCGGCTCCGGCATGTACGCGCGCGGCGTCCGGGCGACGATGTTCGACCCGCGCAAGGACGCCGGGACCGGCTGGCTCGCCCGCTCCGCCCTGGACGCGCAGATCGCGCGCGCGGCGTTCATCACCCAGACCGAGGCCGTCGCCATCGGGAAGCGGGCGCTCGCCCTGCGGATCGCGGCCGGGACGCTGACCGGCGAGGCCGCGGGGGAGGAGCCGCCCGAGGTCGACGACACCGACCTGCTCGATCACCTGCGCGCGGTGTGGCCGGCGGGCGAGGAGACGATGCACTCCGCCGCGCTGGTCGAGGCGCTCGCGGTGTACCGGCCGGACATCTACGGGTCGTGGATGGGTGAGCCGGACCCGGACGCGAGCGAGGAGGAGTTGCGGGAGGCGCGCGCGGCGCGCTCGACGATGCTGTCCAACGCTCTCAAGCCGTACGGGGTCTCGACCCGGCAGATCAACAAGCGGGGCGCGGGCGGCGGCGCGAAGGGCGTCCGCTGGGAGGACGTGGAGGCGGTGATGCGGGCGCCCGTGGACGCGTAGTGGTTTCGGGGTGGCGTGCCCCCAGGCGCCCGCTCAGGGCCGCCCAGGGCCCTCCGAGCGACCCCCCGAAACCAGAAACCATGCAGGCCAGGGCGATACCGGGGGCGAAACCGGTTTCGCCTTGATCGAAACCCAGGGCATAGCGAAACGCCCCGCCTCCGCCCGCCGAAGCGGGGGAGACGGGGCGTTCGTGTCGGACGGGCTTCCCCACCCGCCGACGGGCTCAGGCTACCCGCACAGCGGAGACGCCCCGCACCCCCTCGGCCCAGGGGCCGCTCATCAGGGGTGCGGGGCGCTGCCCGTACCGGCCGAAGCCGGGGCGTATTGCGTAGCGGTGACCAGGCTACATGCGGGGCTCCCGGAACTGGTCGGAGACCTTCGCGTTCGGGACGACGGCGGTGATGCCGAGCGCGCCGAGGGTGACCACGGCGACACCGACCCACTCACCCCACGACACCGTGTTGTCGGCGAGCGCGGTGCCGAGCGCACCGCCGCCCGCCACCATCGCCGCGACGATCGCCTTCGCGTACGAGCCGAGCTTCATGACTCCTCCTTCGCGGCGCTCAGCAGCGCCTTGATCTCGGCGAGGTCGGCGGCCATCGCGTCGACCTTCTTCTCGATGTCCGCCGCCGCGACCCGGGCCCGCTTCGCCTCCGCGAACGCGCCGATCTCCACGAAGCTCAGCGGGTACGAGTCGTGGGCGAAGTCGCCGGCGTAGGTCTTGCCGACCGGGACGCTGTCATCGAGCTGCATGTCGTCTCCCTCGAACATCCCCTTGGGCATCGGCCCCGGGTCAGAGTGGCTGTTCTCGGGCACGTGGCAGTGCCCGTAGTGCCCCGCCTTCGTCAGCCACGTGCTCGACGAGCGGGAGTTGCCGGACCACTGCGGCCAGCCGGCGGGCCAGGCGTCCGGCACGCCCCACGACCGCATCCATGCCACGATCCGGTCGAGCCCCTTGCACGGGGTCTCGCCGACCGTGTTGTACGTCTTGCCGCCCACCACCGCGCCGGGCGAGAAGAACACCTCCACCTGAAGGCAGACCTGGCCCATGCGGTTCGTCTCGACGCCGCCCGCGCGGTTCTCCAGCGCGCGCGCCGACTGGTCCGCCGGGTAGAACTGCACGATCCGGCCCGTCCACGGATCCCACATCAGGTGCGGGCAGAAGTCGACGTTCCGCAGGTAGTTGGCGATGTTGTCGAAGTCGGGCATCCGCCCGCCCTTGCCGAGCGCATCCCAGGTGATGTGCCACACCGCGCGCGCGGGGCCGCCGGCCATCGAGCCGCCGTTGTTCTGGGGCCGCCGCTCAGCGCCGGGCAGCCATCGGTCGGGCATTCAGTTCTCCTCGCATCCCAGGTCGCGGCGTAGCTGGTGGATCTGCTGCTGGATCGCGCGGCCCCGCTCGGTCGTCGCGGGCTGCTCAGGCTGGTCGAGCTTGGCCATCAGGGCGCACCACCGCTGGTCGGCCTCCCGCCGCGCGTGCTCCTGCCGGACGTCGGTCTGCCGCTGCACGTAGCTGGTGTAGGCCACGTTCCCGGCGCCGACCAGCACCGCCGCGACCAGCACCATCAGCACCGCCCACCGGGCCCGGATCGCGCCGGTCGACGTCAGCATCCCGTGCATCACTTCAGGTCCCCGGCGAAGAGGAGGTAGGCGATGATGACGAGGGCGGTGAGGGCAGCGGTGGCACTGACGGCGGCGACGGCGGTTCGATACCGCCAGGCCCAGCCCCATTCCGAGCCAGGAAGATCGCCCCGGCCAGGCCCGGAGCCGACACCAGCGCCATGTACAGCACGAGCAACTCCACGTTGGGCTGCCGCTTCAGCGCCTCGATGATGAACGCCGCGCCCGGAAGCACGAGCAGCACCAAATCCCGAAGGACTGTCACCCACGCTGGGCCACGCCACACCCGATCACTCCCTCACTATTTGTTTCAGCTCCATGTGCCGCTGTGCCGCTGCCGCATCACGGCCTCCACCCAGGCGCCGCTCTTGCGCACCCGCGGCACGGCGTTGACCCACTCGCCGCCGATGCGGACGCGGACGTTCAGCGGCGCCGGCGCGCCCGGGGCGGCTGCGAAGGTGTGGTCGAGGCTGACCAGCGTGGCGCCGGTGTGGTCGTATCCCCGGTAGGCGACGCCGATCGAGTCGCCGGAGTCGGTCACGGTCACGTAGCCGTACTGGCCGCGGCCGGTGACGTTCGGCGCCCACCCGGCCGACCAGGACGCCGCGTTGAAGTACAGGCCGCCGCTGGACTGCCCGTCCTGGTCGAGGGCGGCCGCGACGAGCTGGACGCTGCCGTTGGGCGAGTGCGTCCCGTCGTCCGCGGCGAGCGCGTGCATGTCCCCGCTGAGCCACACGACCCGAGACGCGAGGCCGGGCACGCCGGCGATGAACGCGACGAGCTCCTGATACTCGGTGACGTACGTCCCCCACCGGTCCGGCGTCGCGCCCGGCCGGAACGGGAAGCTCAGGACGATGAAGATCAGCGGCTCGGTCGACTGCGCGAGAAGCTGCTTGAACCATGCTTTCTGAGCGTCGCCGAACACGGTCTTGGCGGTGCCGTCCGGCGCGGCCGGGTCGGTCCGCATGGTGCGGGTGTCGAGCTGGATGAACCGGCACCGTCCGATCCGCCACGTGACGTACAGGCCGTTGTCCGGGAGCGGGTAGTGCGTCGCGTAGGCGCGCGCGTAGGACTGCGCGATGGCGGCGTTCGGGGACTCGCCCCACGCCCCCGGAAGCGGTGCGCAGAAGTCGTGATTGTCGTAGGTGTACGTGGTCGCGACCTCGCGGACGAGCTGGCCCCAGCGGGGTTGCGCCAGGCCGGTCTGCCACATGTACCGGGTGACGGCCTCCGAGCCCGGGTCGTCGTACCCGATGTCGCCGAGCATCAGGCCCATCAGCGGGTCGCGGGCCCGGATGGCGTCGTAGACGACGTGGTTGGAGTCCGTCCGTCGGCAGGACGCGAACCAGAAGCTGAACGAGGACTGGCTGCCGTCGACCGGGAGCGTGCGGAACCGGCCGCGGCTGGTCGTCTCGGTCAGGAGCACCCCGTCGGCCTCCAGCCCGTAGAAGTACGGGGTGCCCGCGGTCAGGCCGGTGATGACGTGCTTGGCCAGCCCGGCGGCGTCCGGCGCCACCGCCGAGGCGAACAGCGGCGAGGACAGGTCCGCGGACGTCGACACGACCCACCGCAGCGACCCGACGCCGGACGTCCTGGTCGACAGCCGTGCGCTCCCGGCGGTCGGCGCGCCGACCCAGCAGTGATGGACGGTCACCCGACCCTCCGCAACGCCACCTGCAGACCCCTGCCGTTGTCGCTGTTCGCCGCGGCGGCCGCGGCCGTCAGGTAGGTCGCGGTGCGCGCCGGGGTCGCGCCTGCGGTGTCCTGCGCGGCGTCCACGATCAGCACGGACGGCGAGCTCGACCCGAGCGCCGGGATCCTCGCCGCGCGGCGGGTGGTGCCGGCCGGGTCGGTGATCGTGGCCGCGTTCCCGCTCTTCTCGATGAACAGGGACGCGACGAGGCAGTTCGGGACGGTCGTGGTCAGCGCCGGCGCCGTCGTGGTGTTGACGCTGCTGCCGTCGGCGCGAGTCCCGGCGGCGCCGATGACGTGCGGCGTGGTCGCCGACCCGGAGTAGGCGACGATCGCCGCAGTGGCCTTGCGGGCGCTGTTCATCCGGATCAGCGGCGCCGTCTCGCCGGCGACCGCGACCTTCCACCAGAACCCGGCGAACGTGTCGCCCGTGCCCACGTTCGCGGCGGGGATCAGCTCGGTCCATCCGGCGGGCGGCGTCTGCAGGAACCCGCCGCCGGACACGTCCGCGCTGACGGCGAGCAGCATCATGTGGCCGGGCTGGATCCCGGCGGGCAGCGGGCACGTCGTGTCGGCCGAGCTCGCGGGGTTGTCGATGCCGGACGCGGCCACGAACGCGACCGGGTCCGCGCCGACAGCCTGCGAGGTGTCGAGCCACACGTCGCCGTCCGCCGGGTTCGCCGGCTCGGTCGGTCCGGCGGTGATCGCGCCGACGCCGGTGAGCTTGCCGGCGATGGCGGCCATCTCGTCGGTGTACGAGGCGACGCTGGACGCGAGCCGGGACGCCGCGTCGATGGGGATGATCGCGCGGCGGGGGCCGCCGTCGGCGCTCATGTACATGAGCAGGACGTCGTCCGGGCCGTAGGTCGGCGGCATCCCGCCCGTGCCGTCGGCGACGATCGAGCCCGGCGAAACGTCGGTGCCGGACCCGTCCTGGAGGCTGGTGTACTCGTCGCCGCCGATCAGAGCGTTGTAGAACCGCAGGACGGCGCCGGGCTTGAGGCGTACGGGCCGCAGCCCGTCGGGGTCGGCCGGGTCGGCGTAGAGGACGTAGTCGGCGACGCCCCCGTACAGGTAGCGGGTCATGGCGTCCCCCTCAGATCAGGTAGGTCACGGTCGCGCGGAACGTCTGGCCGTCGTCGAGGTTCTCGCTCGCCCGCCAGGCTGTGATCTTGCCGTCCGGCTGGACCTGGATGTCGACGGTCCCGCCGCTGGACAGCGACCCGAGCGTGTACTTGTTGCGGGTCGGGAAGAACTTGTTCGAGGGCAGCGTCGCGATGAGCAAGCCCTTCACGTTCCCCTTGAAGATCACCTCGTCCTTCACCTCGCCGAAGATGAGGTTCAGTTCGATGTCCACCATGCGGCCGGACTTCGTGACGAGGTTGGAGCCGTCCGGCTTCCACTTCGGGCCGAGCGCGAGGGCGGTGTCGCCGATGTCGTCGAGGCCGAGGGACACCCACGCGGTGCCGTTCCATCCGACCCATCGGCCGGTGTCGACCTCGTACGCGATCTCGCCCTGCAGGGGGCTCGGGTTCCTGTTCGTGCTCCACTGCACGCGCACCCGCGACCCGACTGCGACCGGCCGGGCGACGACCCGGTCCGTCGTCAGCGCCGTCGCGCCGTTAGGCACCGTGACCTCGGCCAGGTGGACTTCCCAGACGCCGCCGGCGGCGGCGTTCCGCGTCACCGGCGGGAGCGAGGTTCCGCCCGTCTTCACCACGGCGCGGACCGTCCAGTTCGTCCGGTCGAGCCGCAGGACAACGCGGTCGAGCCGGTTCTGGCCGGTGGAGTTCGGCGCGACGGTGAGCGTGTCGCCTTCCCCGGACGTCCAGGCGAAGCCGCGCACCTGGCCGTTGAGCCCGCCGGGGAGCTTCACGACGAGGCCGCCGGTGCCGTCCGCGTCGACCGGCTTTTGGTCGCCCGGCTTCCAGTACAGGCCATCCTCGGTCATGCGGGCGCCGAGGATCTCGAACTGCGCCTCGGTGACGACCCGCCCGTTCGCGGGGTCGGGCCAACTGGATTGCGGCATCGGTCTCTCTTTCGATCAGCGGGCGGTGATGCGGCCGACGCGGCGGCTGAGGTTGCGGACGATCCGGACGACCTGCGGGTCCGTGGTGGCCTCAGACGACCCGACCAGCGCCGTCAGGTACTCGCCGGTCTTCGGGGTGGCCTGCAGGTGGATCGAGCGAACGAGGTCGGCGACCTGGGCGCCGTTGGGCAGCGCGATAGCCACCCGGTCGCCGAGGTCGAAGTCGCGGCCCGCGATCAGGCCACTGCCGGGCTGCCCGGGTTCGTCCGGCAGGTCGACGGTCACGGTCGCCAGCTCGACGGGCGCGGCGCCGCCGGCGAGCTGCTCACGGCCCGCCTGCGTGAGCTCGCCCGCGGAGTCGTCGGCCGCCGAGCCATCGACGAACTGCTCGACCCGATACCAGGCCGCGGCCTGCGCGGCGTCGGCCACCTCGACGTACGTCCGGGTCGTCGGGCCGCTGGTGTCGTCGGCGGACGGCTCGGACCCGGCGACCAGGGCGTGCGTGACGGTCGGCGCGCTGACCTTCGCCCGCAGGTACCGCAGGTTGCCGAGGCCGAAGCTGAACCGCGCCGTCGCGGTGAGGTCGCGCGGCTCGTAGACCTCGAACACGATGTCGCGGCCGTCCTGCCGGGTCCGGAATCCCACGCCGCCGCCGTCGATGGCGACCCGGCGGCAGGTGTCGAGGAGCGCCTCGAACCGCGTGCTGACGGTCGTGTTCGTGCCGGCGCCGGACGCGGCACCCAGGATCAGCCGTGGGATGCGCCGTTCGGCGCGCGCGGACGGCCCGCAGTTCTCGGTGACGAGCTGCCGGATGATGGCCTCGCCGGTGCCGGACGGGATCGTCCGCCAGGTCCCGGTGGGCTGCGCCGTCCACGCCGACGCCGGGGCGGGCCAGGTGATGTATCCGGCGATGAGCGCCAGGTCGTCGGTGAAGTCGATGGTGATCTGCCCGGGTGGGGCCTGCTCACCGCCGGAGTCGCCGCCGCCGTACCCGACCTCGAACTCGCTCGGGACCTCCATCGGCCCGGCCGTCCAGATCTTCCCGTCCCGCACGACGACGATCCGGTTCCCGGGCTGCAGGATGCTCATCGCCTCCGGCGTCGCCGGCAGCGTCACCGACCCGGACGCGGGCTCGTTGAACTTGCGGGTGACGTCGAGCGCCGTCCAGCCGTCCAGCGGGTCGCCGAGCGGGTTGAGGTTCCGGTCCGTGACCAGCAGCGTGATCGCCATCAGGCCATCTCGTAGCGGGCGTTGAACGACACCTCGACGGCCGAGCCGTCGCCGACCCCGTCCACCTGGAAGCTGACGTGGTTCACGCCCTTCCGGAGGGACCACAGGACCGCGGACGGCCAGTTGAGGGCGCCCGTCCAGATCGAGCCGTCCTGGTAGCGGACGCGCGGCGGGTCGGTGGTGACGGTGACCTGTTCGCCGGCGAGCAGGAGCCCGTGCCCGACCGCGGTCGGGTCGACAGAGAAACTCTCGCCGGTGTCCAGGTTGGTCATGGTCGCGCCGGACGCGGGGCCGGTGATCGTCCAGGTCGGCCAGGCCTCCACGCTGCCGGGGTTGGTCAGCGTGGTCGTCCCGAGGACCTGCCCGGACGACACGGCCGGATAGGGGTCGAAGAAGTCCCGGCCGGTGCCGGCGTGCTCGCGGCGCTCGCTGATCGGGACAGGGTCGACCCAGTAGGGGTCAGGCGCGTACAGGGTCAGGATGGCGGTGTCGCTGATGATGCCCGTGCCCTGCTTGCCCTGCCCCTCGAACCCCTCCTGATAGACGACGCGGACGCGGCGGCGGCCGCCGTCTGGGCGGGCGATCTCCAGCCAGCCGGGACCGTCGTGCAGGCTCGCGGCGAACGCCTCGCCGAGCGCCCGCCACCGTCCGATGAACTCCATGTGGTCGCGGCCGAAGACGTGCAGCGGCCAGATGACCGCGCGCTCCTCCGCCTGGTAGCTGCGCAACCTGCTGCCGCCGCGCGGATAGTCGTCCTTGGTGAGCGCGTAGGACGTCATGTCGATCCCGGACACGCCCTCGCTCACGGTGAACCACCCGGTGCGCGGGTCGGTGAGCGGCCACACCGTTCCGTCCGGCGCCGTGTAGGAGGCCGTGGCGAACCCGGTGGGGGCGCCACCGGGCGGCGCCGGCCGGACCGGCGCGGACCCTGCGATGACCGGCATTTAGTGGGGCCTCCCTATTCTGGCGCGGGCGTCCTGGCGGCGCTGCAGGGTCTCCAGGTCCCGGACCGTCATGTCGAGGGTGCGGGGGTAGATGTTCGTCACCGTGGACGGGCCGTCGCCGCCGCGGGCCGCGCCGTAGATCGCCGACCACTGCGCGTCGGTCAGCACCCGGTCCGGGCGGCGGGCGTTGTGCAGCGCCAGCGTCGCGCCCTGCGGGAGCTGCCCGCCGTCGTCGAACTTCAGGCCGTAGTGCCACGGGAACATCGGGTTGTTGAACCCGCGGGCGCCGTGGTCGACGCGGACTCCACCGCTGCCGGAGGACTCGACGTTGTGGCCGAGCAGCGTGCCGGCCGTGTGCGAGGCGTGCGCGTTGCCGTTGTCCAGGACGCCGATCATGAACCCCGACTTGGCGTTGCGGTGCCAGCCCGGCGGCGTGCCGCCGTTGAAGCTCGACGTCGCCCACCGGCGGTGCGGCTTCTGCCCCCGGATCACGCTCTCGATGGCGCTCATGAAGCCCGAGCAGTCCCACGACGGGTTGCCGTTGCCGCCCCACTGGTAGGGCTTCCCGGCCTGCGTCTTCGCCCAAGCGAGCGCCCGTTCCATCGCGGGGCCGCCGCCGAACGTCGCCACCTTCTTCTTGATCCAGTCCAGGACGGACTTCTTGATCCATCCGGGGATCGCAGCGACCACGTCCCGGAAGGTCCCGGTGCCTGGCACGGTGCCGCCGAGCACCTTGGACAGCAGCGTCTCGGCGCCCTTGCTGATGTTGCCGACGGTGAAGTTCTTCACCCCGTCGACGAACTTGCCGATGATCCCGCCGATCGCCAGGGTCTGCAGCGAGCCGCCGCGGGCGAAGCCGATGCCCTCACCGTTCAGCGCGTTCGGGCCGCGCAGCCATTTGTTCGCGGGCTTCTCGCCCATGACCTTCTGGCCGGCCATCGCCCAGAGCGCCTGCGCACGCCGCCTGTATCTCGGGTCGGTGGGGATGACGAACTCGGGGTAGGCGCTGCGGCCCTCGCCGACGATCGCGACCGGGCCGTTCGTCATGAACGGCGAGGCGGCCGCCGGGTTGTCGAGCGTGCCGCCGCGCGCCAGCTTCGGGATCTCGTTGAGCCGCGTCTTCACTCCGGCGAAGTCGGCCAGGCGGTTAACTAGGCCGACAATCCCTTTATTGTAAATACCAATGACAAAGTTGACGGGAGTCTTGGCGATTCCCTTCAATTTGTCCCAGTGGGTTTTAATGGCGGACACGGCTGTACCGAAGGCGCTCTTCACGGTGTTCAGCGCGGACTTCAGGGCGTTGAACACCGGACGAATTCCGCCGTTGTAGGTCGACGAAAGGGCCGACTTCAGCGACGACCAGGCGGCCGACGCAGCCGCCTTGAAGGTGCGGAACGCGGGCCCGAGCGTGGACACCAGGAACGACTTGATCGCGTTGAAGATGACCTTGATCGCGGCCCACTGCACGGCGATGGCCGTCTTGATCGCCGACCACACCGGTTTGACGACGTTGTTGTATAGCCACTTAAAGACCGGCGCCAGCACCTGCGTGACGTACCACTTCATCAAGTTGAAGTAGCCCTTGATGAGGGTCCAGGCGACCTTGATGTAGATCTGGATCGCAATCCAGACCACTTTGATCGTGTTCTGGATGACGATCCACGCGATGGAGAAGGCGCCCCGCAGGAAGCCGACTATCGCGTTCAGGATCGGGTGGATGATGCCCCAAGCCGCCTGAATGGCACCCCAGATCTGCCGCCAGAAAGTCGTGATGATCAGGAATGCGGGGCCGAGCGGACCGAGCAGGATCGCGCCGATCAGCTTCCAGTGGTCTCGCACGAAGTTGATCGCCGTGACGACGCCGATCTTGATCGCGTTCCAGACGCCGTTGACGATGTTGCGGAACGTCTCCGACTTCTTGTAGGCGATGACAATCCCGGCGACCAGGGCGGCGATGGCGATGACCACCAGCGCGATCGGGTTCGCGGACATGGCGGCGTTCAGCAGCCACTGCGCACCCGTCCACACGGCGGACGCGGCGGCGGCGACCCGCTGCGCTGCCGCGTGCAGGATGACCCGCGCCGTGGACACGCCCTGAGCCGCGGCCATCTGCCGCCACAGCAGCACCTGCGAGCGCATCGCCGCGCCGATCCGCGTCATCAGCCCGGCGTTCGTGGCCATCGCGGCGTTCACGTTCCGCCAGCCGGTCAGCAGGCCGACCGCGCCCGCGTAGGTGCGGGTCGCCGCCGCGGCGGTCACGCTGGCGATCGAGTGCCCGCGGACGCTGGCCGTCAGAACGTTGACCGCCAGCGACGCGCCCCTCGCGGCGATGGCCACCCCGGTCAGCGCGAGGGCGAACTGCCCAATCCCGGCCGGCGTGATGCCGAGCCCGCTCGCCGAGGTGGCGAGCTTCTCCAGTGTCGGGATCGCGCCCATCGCGGCCTGCGTCAGGCCCTGCTCGATGGACCGCTTGAACCGCTCGATCTTCGCCGCGGCGGTGTTCTGCATCGCGTCGCCCATGCGGTTCGCCGCGCCCGCGGTGTTCCCGAGCGTGTTCCGCGTGGTGTCCAGGGACTGCAGGAACTTCGGGATCTCGCCGACGGACAGGTCTTCCAGCGGCGTGCCGAACAGCGCGAGGGCGGCCTGCGACTGCTTGGCCGGGTCCTTGATCCCCTGCAGCTTGCTGATGATGAGCTGAAAGGCGGCCGACCCTCGCTGCCCGCCCGCGAGCAGGTCGCTGGTGACCTTCTGCGTGTCGACGCCGAGCGTCTTATAGGCGCTCTGCGTGCTGGCCGACATGTCCGTCGCCCGGATCGTGAATTCCTTCAGGGCGTCGCCGGTCTTGTCGATGCCGTACATGCCCTTGGCGGCACCCTGCGCAAGCAGCTCGAACGCCTGCTGGCCCTTGATGCCGATCTGCTGCATGAACGGGCCGTACTCGTCGAGCGCGTCGAGGACGTCCTCGCGCACCGCCGCGGGCACCTTCTGCAGGGTGGCCGTCAGCAGGTCCATGCCCTCGGTCGCGTTCTTCACCAGCCCGGACTTCACGAGCTGCCCAATGACCTGGACGGCGCGAGACACGTCGATGTCGAAGACCCGCGCCAGCGTCAGCGCCTTGGCCGTCATGTCCTTCACGGCCTCGTCGGACGCCCCGCGCATCCCGTCGATGCTCGAGACCACGGCGGCGATGGCGTCGTTGACGTCCTCGATGCTGTCGCCGTATGCCGATGCGTAGAGGGAGCCGGCGAGCTTGCCGAAGCGCTGGGACTCCTTGGTCGTCAGGCCGAGCTGCGCCTGCAGCTTGCCCTGCGCCGCCGAGGCGTCCACGGCCTTGACCAGGCCCGCGCCGAGCGCCGCCCCGCCCGCGATGCCGATCTTGCCCATGGCGTCGTTGAGCTTGCCGAGGCCGCCACGCAGCCGCTCGCCCAGGCCGCGCGTGCTCCGCTCGGCGGCCGGCCCGAACGACCGGCCGAACTCCTCGCCGCCCCGCTTGCCGCCCGCACCGGACTCACTTGCGATGCGCGCCTGGAAGCCCTTGAACGAGGGGACGACCGGGACGAAGGCAGTGCCCGCCTGGAAGGCCATGTCACCTCCCGTCTCGGCGCCGCGGCGCGGTCAGTGCGTGCGTGGGGTCGGCGGTGAGGTCGGACATGGTGGGCCGTCCGGCGGCGCGCGCTGCGGCGAGCCGGTCGGCGATCAGGTCCCGCTTCGCCTGCCGCCGGCGGCGCGCCTTGCGCTGCAGCGCCGTCTCCGGGCGCGGCAGATGCCGGTACGGCGGAGGCTTCTTGCTGGAGTTCGCCGCGGCCGTCAGGTGCAGCAGCTCGCCGAGCCGGTCGGCGATGAGCGTCAGCATCTGGTGGTCGGCGGAGAAGTCCGTCAGCGGCGGCGGCGGTGGCGGGGCGTCCTCGTCGATCAGGTCGGCGAGGTCGTCGTCATCGGCCATCGCCGCCGCGAGGTGGCTGTGCCGGGGCAGCCGGTCGAGCAGGCCGAGCACCTGGCGCGGCGTGATCTTCCCGCGCCAGACGTCGAGCATGTCGACGCCGTTGCAGTGGATGCGCAGGTCGGCCTCGATCGCGTCTCCGTAGCGGGAGATCAGCGAAGCGAGGCGAGCGCTTCCCCCAGGCCGAAGTGCTCCGACAGGTCTTCCAGGAACTTGATCATGACCTGGAAGTCCTCGGCCCCGATGATCGGCATGACCGTGTCGTAGTGGTCGCCGAGCAGATCCTGCAGCACTTCCTTGATGGGGAGGCTGTCGCCTCTCTGTGCCGCGCCGTACTTCTCGCCGAGCTCCATCATCACGTCGCCGGTCGGGCGCGGGATCTCGATGACCTCGCCGTCGTCGAGCTCCAGCGGGAACGGCTCGCCGCCCGCCTCCCGGCGGTAGTTGGCGAGGGAGTACGTGCCCGTCTTGGTCTTGGCGGCGGACTTCTTGGCGGCGGCGCGGACGGCGGGGTTGCCGGAACGGCTACGCGGAGGCATGGGCGGGCTCCTTGTCGAGGGTCAGGACTCGTCGGACTTGGACTTGGGGGCGGGCTTGGGGGCGGGCTTCGCCTCGGGGGCGGACTCGGACTCGGACTCCGGGCGCCAGCCGCGGGCGCGCATCCGGGTCGCCGTCTCGGCGGACGCGATCCGCATCCGCGACCCACCGTCGGGCGACACGTACATCTCGGCCATGGGGACCTCCTCGCGGGCGGGCAAGGGGGGAGCCGCGGCGCCGGCGCCCGCCCGGCAGACCGGCGCCGCGGAGTCGTCACGGCGTGGTCGTGAAGCCCATGTCGGCGAGCAGCGCCTTCCAGCCGGGGCCGCCGAAGAAGTACCGCTCGGACGTGCCGAGCGCGGAGTCCTTGTAGGCGGTCATGGTGACGGGCCAGCCGAGCGGGTCGTCGCCGCTCTGGAAGTTCTGGTCGTCCTTGTCGGTGACCGACGCGCGGGGCAGGAAACGGGCGACGTAGATCTCGCCCGCGTCGGCCAGGTCCACGCCGATCGTCAGGATGCGGTAGTGCCTGCTGGCGGGCCGGTCGGGCTTGTCGATCATCAGCTCGCCGGACGTCGCGGACGGCGTGAGCGAGGCGGCGTCCACGCCCGTGTAGAGCGCGACGGTCATCTTGTTGGTCTCCTGGAAGAAGCCCTGCAGCGTCGTGACGTCCTGGGTGATGTCGCGGCGCGTCGGCTCCACCGACCCCCAGGAGGTGACGTCGGAGGAGTCGATGTCGCTGGAGAACTGCGCGCCGTCGTCGGACATGAACCCCAGGTCCACGTAGCCGGTCGGCAGGTCGAGCAGTTCGGACGTGGTGTCGGTCAGCGCCGTCACCGCCGGCGCGGTGATCGGCGCGGCGAACACCGACCCTTCGAGCGCCTTGCGGATCAGGTGGTTCTGGTGCTTCTTCAACTCGTCCCAGGCGGGCATGGCCCGTCTCCTCTCATGTGCGGGTGCCCCCGTGGGGCGATGGAGCCGGGCGGGCTTGATCGGTCAGCGTGGGCGGCGGGACGACACGTCGTAGATCGCGGTCACGCAGCGGACCCGCTGATCCTCATAGGGCGCGTCCTGCGGGCCGACGTTCGTGGTCGCGCGGTCGATGACCCCCAGCCCCGGCACGCGCCGGGGGCCGGAGATCATGCGCTGCTGCAGCCGCCGGGCCACGTCCCACGCCTGCGCGCGTGTGCCCGCGAACACGTCGACCACGACGCGCGCCTGATCGGTGACCCCGTCGTCGGCGCCGCCGATCCGGCGCGGCCGCACGAACGGCAGCTTTCCGGCCAGGTCGGTCGGCAGCACCGTGCCTGTCTCGCCGAAGTCGGCCAGGACGTCCACGAGCATCCGCTCGACGTCGCTGTACGGCGCGAGGTCGGTCATGGCTTGGCGTGGTCGACGGCCCGTCCCAGAACGCGGTGCTTCTGTTCCAGGACGTTCGCGTACTTGACGGTGTTCATCAGGACCGCGGTCTGCCGGTCGCCGACGATCCGGGTCTCGACCTCGAACGAGGCGGCGTAGGTGCCGGTCTCGCGGGGTGCGATGCCCTCGGCGTACTTCTTGGCGTTCTCGGCCGCCTGCTCGCAGAGCTTGGCGATCTCGGCGGACTGCATGAGCCGCCGCATCTCCCGCCTGTTCGGCTGGTATCGGGCACGGTCGCTCGCCATCACGCGGCCCCTTCCTCGACGCGGGTGAGCTGGACCTCGCGGCCGGGCTCCCACCCGGTGAACGGCGACCGCCACTCGGCCGGCTCGCCCTCGACCTCGTACACGACACCCCGGACCTCGATCCGGTCGGACGGCAGGATGTCCGGGCCGGGCGGCACGTACAGCGTCAGACCGGACGTGACCGCGATGCGGCCCTGGCCGATCTGCTCGCCCGCCTGCCGCGGCGCGACCGCGCAGCCGGGGATCGACAGGTCCGGCACAGCGGGCCCGGTCGGGTCGCCGAACTGGTCGCGCCCGGCGGAGCGGATCCGCACGACCGTCTCCCCGTACGGGAAGTTCACGGAACGTCCTCGTACAGCGGCCCGGCGAGGGTGAGGTCCGCGCCGCACGAGCAGTACGCGGCGCCGAACACCAGGGCGCAGATCGGCGAATGCTGGAGCGCGCAGCCCGGCGCCGTGTCGACGCTGAACGCGGCCGTCGGCGCCGACTTGCACAGGGCCTGCAGCGCCTCGATCTCCGATGGCCACAGGTTGTAGCCGGACCGCTGGCGGGTGTCGGTGCTCACCGAGAACGGCCCGGCCGTCTGCTGCTGGAACGCGCCCGACCCCGCCTCGGTCCAGCGTTTCACCGCGCCGAGCAGGATCAGCTTCGCCTCGGCGAGCTGCCCGGCCGTGGGCGGCGGGTCGGTCGAGTCCAGGCACGGGGCGACCCGTGACGCCTTCGCGTTCGCGCCGGCGACCATGTCCGCGATCAGGTCCTTGGACCGCAGCTCCGCGGGCAGGTCCTCGACCTTGATGATCTCGGCCACAGCGCCTCCTGCTACTCGTCGTCGGCTTCGAGGGCCGCGATCAGGTCGGCCTTGCGCCCGTCGTCGGGCAGCCGGTCGGCCTCGTCGCGACCCTCGTTGCGGCGTGCGATCTCGGCGCGCAGGTCCGCGACCTTCATCGCCTCGTACCCGCCGGTCGGCTCGTCGGCCGCCTTCCAGCCTTCGGAGACGAGCCGCGCGGCGGTGTCGTCGTCCACGTTCACGACGACCTGCGTGCTGAGGTTGCGCAGCCGCGGCATCAGACGGCGTCCTCGACGACGGCGAACCGCTCCACGAAGACGTACCAGCCGTAGACGATCTCCATGCGGAGCGCGATCTGGTTCTTGCGCTTCAGGTCGCCCTGCCCGTCCGGGTCGCCGTAGCGGATGATCTCGACGGGGAGCTGCCGCTGCACGCCCCACCGGATGCCGCTCTGCCAGTCGCCGACGATCGCGCGGACCTTGGTGTCGGCCGCCTCGGGGGTGCCGGACACGGTGTCGCCCTGGGCGACGGGGACACCCATGAAGTCGGTGACGTTCGTGCCGAAGCCCAGGCTCGGGTACCGCTGCTGCGAGGTCGGGCCGGAGCCGTCGCGGGCCATGAGGTTGGCCAGCGCCCAGGAGAACTTCGGGTCGAACGCGGCGCCGTTGACGGGCCACGACGGCGAGGCGGTGAGCAGCAGCCCGACGGCCGCCTTGAAGTCGGCGTCCGCGTCGGCGGTGTTGATCTCCACCCGCTTGGTGGTGGCCGTGACGTAGTTGTCCCAGCCGCTGATCACGGTCCCGGTCAGCGGGTTGATCCGGTGGATCAGGCCCAGGTCCAGCGCCCGGGACAGCGCGACGCCGCCCGCGTCGCCCAGCTCGCGCAGCACGCCGAGCTGGTAGTCCTCGTCCAGCCACTGGACTTCCTCGTTGAACCGCATCGTGACCTGCGCCTTGTGCGGCTTGGCGGTCACGGAGTCGAACGCGCCCGTCGTGCTGGCCTTGTTCGCGCCCTCCTCGACGAACTCGGCCTTGGGGAAGTCGTTGAAGGTGATGTAGTCCACCTCGCCGAAGCGCATCGGCTCGCGGCCGGACAGCCGTCCGACGACGGAGGTGGAACGGGACGCCGTGATCATGCCGTCGGCGATGTTCCGCGGCATGAGAACCTTGGCGTCAGCGGTGCCGAAAACGGCCATGACCAGGTTTCCTCTCGGGTTATCCGCCCGACCCGAACAGTCCGCGAACGGCCTCGCGTTCGTCGCCTGCGCCGGTCACGGCGGGGTTGCTGCCCTCGCGGGGCACGTAGTTGCTCTTCTTGCCGGTCCCGGCGGCCAGTCGTGCGGCCAGGGCGCGCATCTTGTCCTCGTCGGTGAGGGCGTCGAGCAGCGCCGCGTCGTCCTTGCCGAGCTGGTGCTCCAGGGCGATCTCACGGCGCAGCGCGCGGGCCTCGGCGTCCCGGGCGGTCTGCTCGGCCTTGGCCAGCCGTTCCGCCGCCTTCTGCGCCTCGGTCTTGTTCGCTTCCTCGATCTCGTCGAGCCTGGCGGCCTTAGCCTTCAGGTCCTTGTAGTCGGCGTACTTGCCGCGCTCCCGCTGGACCCGCTCGGCAATGATGCGGTTCAGGTCGTCCTGCGACGTGATCGGCGTGAACTCGGGCTTGGCCTCGGGTGGCGTCTCCCCGGCTTCCTGTCCGCCGTTCGGCTCGCCCGTCGGTGCTTCACTCATCAGTTCCTCGCAACCGCGCATTGACCGCTGCGCGTCGGCGTAGCCCCGCCGTCCAGGGCGGGGAAGTCTCTAGCGGATGCCCTCGTCCTGCCGTAGCTGCGCGAGGACCGCTTTCGTGCTGCCACTACCGGCGTTCTTGCGGGCGGCCCGGTACTGCTGCTCCAGCTCGTCGGCGTCGTAGGGCAGCTTCTGCCCGCGCCACACCGGCACCGCCTGGCATTTGCAGTGGTCGTGGAAGGCGCGCATCTCGCCGGCGGCCTTCGCCGAGGAGTACACGGCGCCGCGGCCCGCGAGCATCCGGCAGAACGCGCACCCCTTGCCGCGCGGCACCCGGGCCCACCCGGGGCGGGCCGGGTCGCGGCGCACGTTCAGCGCGATCGTGTCGCGGGCGGGCTGGACGACGAGGCGCTGCACGGCGCCCGCCGCGTGATCCAGCGCCGCGTTCGGGCCCTCGCCGCCGAACAGCGGCCCGGCCGCCCAGCGGGCCGCCGCCTCGACCTGAGGGGGCGGGGCTGGGTCGGCGAGGTTCGCGCGGAACAGGTTCGGGGCGCCGGCGCCCTCGCGGAGCTGGTCGTAGAAGTCGGCGGCCAGAGCCGCGGCCACGCTCCCGTACGCGGCCGTCAGCTCCGACATGAACGACTCCAGCGCCGCGGCCGCCGCCCGGCCGTCAGAGACGTCCAGTTCCGCCCACCAGCGGACGAGGTCGGCGTGCGCGAGCGCGACCACGTCGTCCTGCGCGGCCGCGTACGAGGCGACCTCAACCGCCGTCGCCACGCTGCTCACCCAGTGCGGCGACCGCCGGGTTCTGGCGGGCGGCCTGCGCCGCGGCGGCGAGCGCGGTCAGGCGCTGCTGCGCGTCGGCGCGGCGCCGGTCCGCCAGGGCGCGGGCGATCTGCTGCTCGTCCAGGCCGAGGAGCTCCAGGCCCACTTCGGTGTCGGCCAGCCACGGAATCGCGGTGAGCTGCTTCATGCCGGCGTCGGCCTGCGCCGCCCGCGACAGGTATCGGGGGTCGCGCCAGCGCGGCGCGATCGTCGCCCACTCCGGCGGGACCTTGTCGGCCGGGATGTCGTTGGCCATCGCGAGCGCGCGCACCACCGCGCGCCGCAGGTACGGCGATCCGTCGTCGGTCGCCCCCTCGGCCTCGGCGATCAGCTCGTACTGCGAGGCGTCGTAGGCTTCGGCGCTCGTCGGGTTCGACAGGTCGGTGATCGCGACCGCCGTGTCCGGCAGGCTCGTCGCGCGGGCGAACATCTTCGCGTACGCGTTCAGGCTCGCGAGGTGCGGCTCGGGCGACGAGGCGGGGAACTGCTTGACGTCGGCGCGGGGGTTCTCGGCGTCCTCGTCGTCCGGGATGCCCTTGATGCGGCCCATCACGACCTGCCACGCCTGCTGCAGCGTGCCGTCGGCGTTCTTGAAGATCGACGCGTCCGCGCCGAGCATCCACAGGTCCGGGATCGCATAGATGTCCGAGTGCGCCTCCAGGCGGATCAGCGCCCGCGTCGCCTGGTCCTGGAGGTTCATGACCTCGCGGGAGATCCGCGACGACCCGAACGGCCTGTCGAGGCGCGGCCGGTAGGGCAGCGGCTCGGCCGGCACGCCCCACGCGTGCTCCTGCTCGTCGACCGTCCAGCCGGAGGAGTCCTTGGCGGCGGTGATGGTGCGGCCGTCCAGGTACAGCGTCAGCGCCGTCGGCCGGCCGTCCTCGTCGCGGGCGGTGACGGACAGCAGGTTGTCCAGGCGCCGCGTGCGGGCGTTCCACTCGCCGGTCGCGTTGCGCGCGTCCCGGAAGTGGATCAGGCCGGGCGGCTCGTCCGGCCCGCCCTGGGTGTTGACGATGAACGCCGTCGAGTGGATCAGCGAGGAGACGAACCCCTGCGACACCTCCGACCGCAGGTTGTTGCCCTCCCACACCTCGCGCCAGCCCAGCGACCCCAGGTCCCCGTCCGGCCACACGAACCCGTCGAGGTTGCAGCGGCGGGCGAGGATGTCCACGGCCTTGCCGGACCAGCCCAGCACGATGCCGAGCCGGAAGTACTGCGGCGGGATCACCGACCCGATCAGCTTCGCCAGGTGCTTCATGTCGTAGTACGCCGACCGCAGGTTGTTGCGGTCGGCCTTGGCGTCGAGCTGCGTCATCAGCCGGTGCAAGGTGGCGTTGTCGTCGTCGTCCACGCCCGGCAGGGTGATTCGCTCGATCACAGCATCACCGCCCTCCGGTCGCCGCCACCTCGGCCTGCCCTGCGCTTCGGCCGCTTCACCTTGCTCTTGTCCGCGCCGACCCCCCACAGGGCCAGCGTCGCCGAGACCAGCGGCGTGATGTCGTCCTCGACGTCGCGGCGGTGCCACGCCCAGCCGCCGCCGTCGCCCACCTGCCTCTTGCGCGCCACGCTCAGCGCCGTGTTCAGCAGCGGCTGGTCGATGTGCCGGACGGCGCCGGACATGACGGCGCTGTACAGCGACCCGCACGCGGCCACCATGTCCCGCGTCTTGGTCACCGTGACGATGACCTTCGCCTTCTTCAGGTCGTCCACCAGGACCATCGCCGGGGAGTACTCGTCGATCACCAGCGCCCGCGGCCGGTGACGCCCGACGAGCTCGACCAGCCGCGGCACGACCCAGTCCAGCGGGCCCCGCCGGTTCTCGATCACCTCGACGTGCGGGAGCCCGTCGGCGCGGTGGCCGGCGATGGCGATCGACGTCACCGACTGGTCGGGGGTCGTGTCGACCGCCAGCGCGATCTCCGAGGCGACCTGCGACGTCGAGTCGGCGCACCGCGCCCATGTCGTCGCGTCGATCACCCGGAACGTGCTCGCCTCGTCCCACATGCCGAGCCGCTCGCGCCCGAACCCCTCATCGGAGAACCGGGCGCGCTCGCCCTCCAGGACGTCCCACTGCAACCGGATCCCCAGGCCCGGGTTCGTCGCCGCCCACACCCGCCGGTCGTCGAGGTCGACCTCACCCTCGGCGGACCACTCGTGCCAGCACAGCCGGCCGCCCTTGCGCTCCAGCGCCTCCGCGCGCGTGCGGGTGAACACCTCGCCGTTGGCGGTCGGGCCCGGCGGCGTCCCGGTGAAGATCCATTGCGGATTCCCCAGCGGGCTCGCCGAGGTCGTCGGCATGAGCGCTTCGAGCGCGTCGTCGCCGAGCTCCTGCGCCTCGTCCATCACCAGCGTGTCCACGGTGAAGCCTCGACCGCTGCCCTTCGAGCGGGCGACGAACTCCACGGACCCGCCGTTGTGCAGGACGACGGCCTCCTGCCCGTTGGTGCGGCGGATCTCCTTCACCAGCTCCGCCAGCTCCGGCCAGCGCCGCTCGTTGTCGAAGAACGACGCGATCCGCAGGAACGCCTTCCGGGCCGTCTTCACCTCGTGCGCCGTGTGCAGGAACCGCTCGCCCAGGACGACCATCCCGTACAGCTCGCGGATCTCCAGCAGCGCGTTCTTCCCGTTCTGCCTTGGCACTGCCAGCCCGCACGTCAGCGACGCCCACCGGCCGTCGGGCCGGACCGCGAGCCAGTCCTCCAGGACCAGGCGCTGCCACTCGTCCGGGACCAGGCCGTACGAGGCCGCGAGGAACTCGGCGTCGTCAGCGTCGGACCGCTTGACCCGCGGCGCGACCCGCACCCGGGGCTGCTGCTCCCCGGCCAGCACGGCGCTTGGCGAGCTCATCGAGCGGCGTCCCCTTCTGCTCGGGCGGCGCCAGGCCGTCGATCTGCGCGAGGACGTCGGCGAGCTGCCGGCTCAGCGCGGCGAGGTCACGGGGTGCCGGGCCCGCGTCGATCTCGGCCGCGAGGCGGTCCCGGAGGGCCCGTAGCGCCGTCAGCCGGGATCCGGTGGCGGCGGCGGCCGCCAGGCCGTCTGGCTCGCTCACAGGCCCTCCCAGTGCGGATGTGCAGGTCGGGGGGATACCGGCCGCT